TTAATTTGATGCCTGCTCGCCTGCCTGACGATGCAGCCCGCACATCCGCTCAACAGAGCGGATAAAATGATCTTCATAGCCTGGCGCTTCTTTGCCGGCTGCCAGCTTGGCAATCTCCATAAAATTTACCCGATCACTATCATGCATTTCCACATCCTTACCCCGCAAATACAAGTGCAGGGCTATGACATAGAAAGCTACGGCGGCAAGTTCAGCTCGGGTTTGGTTTAGTTGTTCTGCAATATTCATCCGAAATACTCCTCGAAAACCTGTAGGGCGGCCTGAACGGCCTTTTCCTTACCCTCTTTTGTGATCCGTGTGTCCGGGTTGGGCATCCACACATCATGGCCCCTTGACGTCGATATGAGCCTGCATCCGTGAATGCGGAATGGTGCCCAAAGCAGCAGAAACTCGGCAAGCACCGCCCCATTTTTCCGAAGCGGCTTTGGTTCGACATAAACTTTCATCTCCAGCGCTTTGGGTTCCATTGTTTCTACTCCCAATCCACCAGCTTAAGGGCTTCCGTGACCTCGACGCCGGATTCCTTGGCAGACGCCAGAGCCTGAATGATGGCCGTGAACGCCCGCGCCCGCCCGCCTGCGTCATAGGCTTGCAAAGGCCGCATCACGTCCAGAGAAACAGGCCCGCCCAGTTTTTCGCTGCACTCTTCAGCCATGGCAGTGGCAACAGGCTGAAGTTGCCACTGCGCCAGGTGCCTTTGAGCTTCCCTGACAAGGGGGCCTGTTGTGCTAGGGTTGGCCAGACCAGGCAAGACGCCAAACACGTTGTAGATCGCCCCCTGTGCCGCCTTGAGGCTTTCGATCGGCATCATGCCTTGCAAATCCGGCGTTAGGTCATGCGGCTTCCAATCCAGTTGTGGACCGGGACCACCAGCTGCGGTGACGTTCACACTTTCGCGCAATAGGATTTTTCCCCGGTTGCCCCGGAATCCACCGGCCAACGCGTCCCTGTCTGTCTTCTGCGCTTCTGGGAACGGAACGATCTGAGAACCAATTGGTGCGGTCTCGTACACATCCCCCAATCCCGCCTCGATTGCAGTCAGCAATGCTGCGCTGATCTGGGCGCGTTTCAAGGGCGCAGAACCGTAGTAGGGGGCCGACACGTCGCAGCCTATGCGAAAGTGCAGAACCTCGCCTGCCAGGGCCGTCTGTGTGCGTCCGCCCCCTGCTTCGGAAATGCTGATACGGTAAGCCGTTGGCTTGCTGTTCCGGGTCTTTAGTTCCCAATCTGACACAGGGATCAGGCCCTCTTCCCGGATCAGAAACAGGGATTCACCACGTAAGGCCAGAGACCGCGCGGCAAGGCCCAGAGAGCGCACGTTGAGCAGGTCTGTGCCATCCACATCAGCGAGACTTAATCCCCCTTCCCATAGGCCTACACAGGATTGCACGGTGGCTGTAAGTTCAGCCAGCCCTTGCTTGCCTTGGATGTAGGCAGACCGTGCCTCCATGATTTCAGATGTAAACCCAGACGCGGATGCGCGGGTCTCGATTTCTTGTTCTTTGCGTTTGAATGGCCAGATCATTCGAGCCTCCTGTATCTGCGCAGCAAGTCGCCTGCGCCGCTGTGTTGCATGGCCCGCGACATCCAGTTCACGGATCGCGTATGACTGACTGTCACAGCGCTTATGTCGGTGGCTTCAGTGCTGTTCGGGCCGATGTGTTTCTGCCCCTCAGCGACGTATTCGGCATAGCGCCGGAACGCCTCGCCAATGTCAGCCGGATAGGTGTCCTCGCCTACGGTGCCTGTGATTTTGTACATGCCGGGTTGTGGCAGAACCTTGCCGCCCATGGGCCCGCCACTCGGGGTCAGTCCTACCCATTCTTCATTTACAGCATCCCAGATATGGGCTGTCGCAAAGGTGAATGGGCAGAGGGGTTCACCCCATACGCCGGGGCCACAAACGTAGAACTCGACCGGGCGCGATCCAAACCGATAGGCGGTGTAAGCCTCGATCCGTTGCCAGATAAAATCCTTGTCGAGTGCCGCTGCATTGACCGAAAGACCAGTCGGAGCCGGGGCATAGGCCGCTGGGTCGCCCTCATTTGTGTGAACCGTAGGTGCCACATATTCCAGTGGCGAGCCGGTCATGTTGATCGAGTTCGACAGAATGGCGTTGATCTGGTCGAGATCCACACCATTGGCCTGCAAGAGACCGCTTGTCGCAAGTGTTAGTGGGTTCAGCATCAGAGCCTCCATCTTTTGAGATGTGGAAAGAGAAGTTCATCACCGGGAACCGTGGGCACAAGATTGCGCGGCTTGGTCTCCCAGTTCCGTTCCTCGATCTGCGCTTCAGGATATGCAGGCCGGGTAACAACGCTGAGTTCATACAAGAGCGCTGATAGCACCGTGCGAATGATCGCATTGTGTGCGCCGTTCTCTGGATCGTGGCCTTCATCCTCAATCAATTCAGGTTCTGGCACGGCCCGCTTGGGCGGCAATCTAAAGCCGGGTGATATGCCGATTGCCAAGCCTGTAGACACAGCCGCCAACACGTCTTTCACATAACTGACTTCCTGCATTTCCTCGGAGATCGTCGCCGTGAATGTCACCGCCTCCGCACTGTCTTGAATGTCCAGTGTGCCGGAGCGAACAGAGGCCAAAGGTTTGCCAAAATCATGCCCAGACAGCAGGTGAATATCCTTTTTACCACCGTGTTCAGACGGAGTTTCAATGCGATATTCAAAAGCCCGTGGTGCAATCACTTCTTTCTTTGGTCTGCCTGTACGGCCCCCATCACTGAGGACCGCACGTTTGTTGTAGGGGAACCGGCCCGCAAGGCGAGCCGATCCATCCGATTTGCGGCGTAGTTCAAGCCCGCCGTCAGCAAAGCCGGACAGCATTACTGAATGTCCGTCAAAATGCGCATCTGCACTGTGCGGCTGATCGTGTTGTCGATCGTGGTCAGAGCCGTCAGACGCAGCCCGCCGGACTGTGCATCGCTGTAGGGATCCCGGATCAGATCCACGGCGCCCCATGTGCCGACAAAGAATGGTGGAACCCCGCCCGCATTGGTGGTCAGCAAAGCATCGGTTGCCAAAGGTGCCCCCGCCGGATCGCCAAGCGCATTGTGGGTCATGACTGTCTTGCCGATGTTTTTCTGCAAGCGATCCCACTCAGTAATGCCGGAGCCGGAATCCCAGACAGCGCCATCCATCGTATCCCAAACCTCGGGTCGGATCATCAGATTGACCGAGCCAGGACCGTTGGCAGCGTTGGCGGTGATAAAGGCCGTGACCTCGGTGCGGAAGGCGTCCCAAGTCGGGGCTGCACTGATAGCCGTCGAGGTCAGACCCCAGCTTGCGTCAAACAGGCCGGTAGGTTCACCAGAGGCCCCAGAGCCAAGGAAGACCGCCCGATCCAACTCTTGCTGAATTGCCCCATTCATGTCCCGACGCACAGCCTGTTCCAGCGCCGCACCGGATTGTTTGAGCGCCTTGCGGGTGATCCGCATCTGAATGCCAAGCGTGTGATCCGGGGCCATCGGGCGATCAAGTGTGGTGTAGGCAGAGGGTCCGGGCACGTTGCCGGTTTCCGTAGCCTGCCAACCGGCAGTTACCGCCGAAGTCGTCACCGGCCATTCGGTTTCACCGGTGCCGATATTGATCATCGAACCGCCCATTTGAGCTGCAACCGAAGTCGGGAACAGGCGTTCAATGATCGGTCGGGTGCTGATCGGGTCCGGGTTATCTGCCGCGATGGCTTCACCGGCGCGCATTTCCAGCGCTTCCCAGGGTACGGGCACACCGCGATAGCCGCCCTGGCTGCGCAGTTCGCTCACGATCTCCTGTGTGCGTCCTGTCAGGGCTGCGCCTTCATCCAGCGCAAGTGCCACCTGACGCAGTTCAAAACCGGACATGATCTCGGGCCACTCACGATCTGAGCGGGTTTCGAGTTCCTCACCAGCTTCCCGGCGTTCGGTGTCCTCAGAGACCAGAGCCGCACGATAACGGGTTTCCGCTGTGCGATACTCAAGATCTAGTTCACCCATCTTGCGGGTTTCATCCTCAGACGGATTTCCGAGCGGCGAAGCTCGATTTTCTTAGATGTCAGCATTTTGTTTTCCTTTCATGCTCGACAGGAGATCGCGCCATTGTTGGCGCTCAGGAGGCAAAGGCTTGTGCCCAACCTCAATTCGGGTTTTTCGAGCATGACAACGCCCGCAAAGAATCTGTAAATTTGACAGGGTGTAGGACAGGTCAGGCCGGTCACGGACGGGCAGAACGTGGTCACATTCCAACCTCCGACGCTCGCCACACTGGACGCATTTCCAGCCGTCACGGTCCAAGGCCAGCATCCGTAGCGCCTTCCAGCGTGGCCCACGTGTGACCTTTGCAGAGTGGCGTTTGTATTCTTTTCTCAAACCCATAGGAGGCGTCCTCCGGTGGCTTCTGGACGGCCCATGATCCGGGCGCCTTCAGCGACTGCTAGAACGGTTGCCGCCGCCGCATCAATCCGGCCCGTTGAACGCGCCTTGGCGAGCTTCAGATTGTTTGCCGGATCTCGGAGCGTAACCGCATCCGCAAAGGCAGAGCGCAACAACAGCGATGGAGGCGTTTGAACCTTTCCATCGAAGGCGGCGCGTCTGAGCCTCTCGCAGTCCTCACCTCCATCTCGGAAACCTTGCCCACGCCAGATAACCGGCGCACGAATCCCGGCCTTGTCTATGGCCTCGCCAAGTTCGGCCTGCTTGTACCGATCAGCCGTTATCGCCGCGACAGCTTCGCCTTCGACATGCTGCATTACTTGAACCAGCCAAGGGGCCACAGGAACCGTCTGATCGCCCAGAACAGAGAGCTCGCCCCGATCCTGCATCTGGACATAACGGTCATTCACGCCGTCATTTTGACCACGATCCAGAAGAGTTGGCCTGCTAGGGAAAGTGCCAAGGCATTCCAGTCGCCCTGTTTCTGGCCAGTAGAACGCCGCTGCGGTCATGGACGCAGATCCGCCAAGATCAATCCCGATCACCACCTGACCGCGCCGCTCGGGCGCTTCAGAGACTTCGCAGTTCATCCATTCGTCAACGGTCAGAAGCACGTCACGGGTTTCGCCCGAGACTCGTTCGTTTCGGTTGTAGAGTCTGAAGCTTGTGAGTGTAGATCCGCCCCGAGCAATCGCCCGCCGTGCCTGACCTCGCAGCCATTCCAGACTTGAGCCGATGCCATGAGCCGCGCCGGGGTTGGCTTCTTTCAGGCTGGCCAGATCGTCCGCTGGCAAGCCCGGTGAAGGCCGGTGTTCCTGCACATAGACGCCCTCTTGGGTCTCATCCAACCAAACTGAGAACGGGTGTGCATCATCCGGCGCAGAGGTGGAAATGATCAGAGCCCGTCCGCCACGTTTGCCGATGCCAGACAACAGCGCATGTTCCAGAGTATCGCCCTGATCAGCAGCCCAGTGCCCGCGTTCGTCCATCAAAACTAGGTTAGGTGCAGATCCAAGCGCCGATTTGCCATCCGCTGCGATCGCTCTGATCACATGGCCGTCGCCGTATTCAATTTCCAACCTTGGGGAGCGGCGAATGGTGAATTGTTCTTGCTCAGATTCAGGCAGGCCGCGAATGAAGCCAACAACAAAATCGAAGGCAATGCGCGCCTGATCCCGAGTCCGGGCTGCAATCAGGATTTCGCGCCGGGGCTGGCTATCCCATTTGCCCATGACCGCGCCCAAGGCGATACCAGCCGATAGCGCCGTCTTAGCATTGCCCCGACCAATCGAGAGAACCGCGACCTGTATTCCATCGTCAAGTGCACCTTTCACAAATTGCTTTTGAAACGGTGCCAGCTTGATTGGTTCGCCAGCCTTCGGGCCCTCTGGGATCGCCAGAGTCTCGAGGAACCGGATTGCTATGGTGGAAGATTTCATGCGACATTCCTCCAAATAGGAGTGTTGAAATGAAAGTTTTCATGTGGGTCGCACTGACAATTCTGGCACTTTTTGCGGTTGGGGTTATTGTCCCTGACATTGAAGAAACCGATACCACTGAGAGCACTTCGACCACTGAGGAAGCTCCCAAGAGTGCAACTCTTGAAGTTGAAAAATTGGAAGAAAATGAAGGAGGTACTCTTCATGAAGCCTCCTTCGAAGAATGGAGCTCCGCGACTGACCAAAACCGATTAGCCACGGCAATGGATTGGACCTCTGCGGTCACAAACGAAGTTGAACTTGAGACGCTGGGAGACGTTGGCATCAAAGAGAAAGCCAACGAGTTGGTAAAATGCATAGCCCGATCAGCGGAAGAACAAGAAGACTTGAGTGGAACGCCCGCGGCTAGGCTTGGGGCATCATGCATCGTGCTTTTGGAGTGGAAGTAGGAGTCACACAGCGCGAACGCGTAACCCCCTACCGCGACCACCCCCCCAATCAAGATGCTGGGCATTGGGACCAATGTTGATGCCTGTCTGTTCATTTTGTTTTCTGCCTTTCGATTGGACACAGTTCCGCTACCCGCTACTGCCCCCCGATAAACAGAGGCAGTTCCTTCGCTTCCCGTTCCATATCCACGCGATGCCTTTTGTCGGTGGCCAGCCGCTGCCCCGCAGGCTTTGATCCTGCCCCGCCCTTGGTGAGCGGTCCCCGGTCTGTCACGGTCACTGTTCTGACCTTCACCAGCCGGTGGGTGTATAGTTGTCGCGTATCTGACAGGGCCTAGAAGGAGCCGGTTCCCTGTCGGGTCGGGTGATGTCCCCGGAACGTGTCCGCCTTTGGCACGGGAAGGCGGCAAACCGTGGCGCAGCTCTTTTGATCTCATTCGCTATTGCGATGAGTGATCGGGGAAAGCCGCGCATAAACCCTGTGAAGGGCGCGACTACTCGATCACGTCACACTCGCCCCCCTCATTGCTGCCTTGCGTGAACAGGTCAGTGACCAGGCCGCGCATGACAGACAGTTGTTTGGGGGATGGTCGCCAGTTGCGGCGACGGCATTGCTTGACGATGGACTGCGCAAAGCTGCGCGACCAATCGTTCTCTGCCCTCGCTGCGATGGAGGGCATGTAGTAGACCAAGCGTTCGATCTCTGAGGGGGTCGCGTAACTCATGCCAGCACCTCCCCGTCCATCGTGTTGAACAGGGCCGCAGAGGCCGTGCGATAGCCGTCTGCCTCGCCCATCGAGCGCAGGGCCACAAAGGCCAGCGCTGCAAGTTGGTGGTGGTCCAAGCGGGCTTGCAGGATCGGGCGCAGGCTCAACCATGCGTCTGATGTGTCCAACCATGCGGCGTAACCAATCGCCCGGCTCAGGCGCTTAATTTCGTCGGGTATGTTGCCCGCTATTGAACAGTCGGGGTGTTTTGGTGTACTGCTGCTGTGAAGATTTTTCGTAGTTTCTTCGTCCCCAGTAACGCCGTTGACCTTTGCCGAGGTCGCGGCGTTTTCTTTTTCGGAGGGAACAAAACGAGTTTCCGTTGTGTCAATTTTGTGCCAATCGGAAACACACGTTCCCGCTCCGTTCTGGTTTGGAGCGTCGCTTTCCGCATTTAAAGCGTCTTTTTCTCTTGCTGATTCCTTTGGGTTTTCATAGGTGTCGCGGCGGGACACCTCTCCCCAACGAGAGGCATTTATCTGTAAGGATAGCAT